AACCTTGGAGACAGGACGATCGTGGCGAATCCCGAAGACGTCATCCACATCAAGCTGAACAAGTCGAGTGACGGATTCTACGGCGTCTCCCCGATGTTCGTCGCGAAGAGAGCAGCGGACATGCAGAACGCAGCAAGCAAGTGGAACACGTCCGCACTGAACAACGGCGCAAGGCCCTCGATCACACTCAAGGTTCACAACACCCTGTCGAAACGTCAGAGGAAGGAACTGAAGGAGGAGATTCGCGGAGGCTATCAGGGACCGGAGAACACAGGCAATGCGATGGTCATCGGTGATGACATGGATGTCATCCCGACAGGATTCACGGCCGTGGAGATGGATTTCGCCAACGGCATGGTAATGAACAGCAGGGAGATCGCTGTTGCATACGGTGTTCCTTCCGAGCTCATTGGAGACGTCGCGAATAAGACCTACGCCAATGCTGCAGAGGCAGGAAGGCAGTTCGCAGTCAATTGCGTGAAGCCTCTCCTCGAGCAGTTCTGGGAGACCCTGAACAAGGTTCTCACTCCCTTATACAAGGACGTTGGCAAGATCACATTCGACATCGCACAGGTTCAGGACCTGTCCGGAGATCAGACCCCACTCTACAACGCGATCACAGCAGCCGACTTCCTCACGACCAACGAGAAGAGGCAGGTGTTCGGATTCGACGATGTCGGACCCGATGGTGATGTGATCCTGACAAACATGTCCCGTGTGCCTCTCACCGAAGCAGTCACCGAGATCACAGTTCCTCCCATGAATGATACCGGAGACGGATCAGACGGAGAGGATCCTGATGTATGATGTCTATCCTGAAGTGAAGCTCGTCGGATCCATGTCGAGAGCGAAGAGGCTCAAGGCATACCGTCAAATCGAGCGCATAAGGACGAAGTACGAAAGAGTTGTCCGTTCCCAATTCCGCACGATCTTCGCAGATCAGTGCTATTCTATCCTTGAATTGGAAGACCCCAATGAGAGGGAGATCCTCAAGGTCCTCAAGGCATACGATCCACAGATGGAGCACGTTCTCGAGTGGACCTACACGAATGTCGCGAAGGACATCTACCCCATGGTGGATGCGAACATGACCAGCAAATCGTACCGTGACATGATTGAGCGCAAGGCTACGGATCCATTGGGAGAGGATGACCTCTATGCGATACTCATCCGCAGGTGGATCAGGGAGAACGCAGCATCGAAGATCACGAACATCGACGATGCGACCATGAGGGAGATCAGGAGCATCCTCGACAGCTCTCAATCGGTTGTCTCCTTCCGTGAGGCACTCACGGATCTCTATGCACAGGAGATCGTTCCGGTGAGAGCATCGACCATTGCGAGGACGGAGACGGCAGCATCGAGCAACCGTGCTTCATTGGAGACCGTCAAGAGCTTGGATTCTGCGAGGACGGAGATGAAGACATGGAACACGGCATTGGATGCTGCGGTCCGTGACACACATCAACACTTGGAGAGCAAGACCATCGAACTCTCGGAGACGTATTCGTGGTTCGGCAAGTCCGGATATTCGAAAATGGATTGTCCTGCAGACGGCACTTATGGAGCTCCTGCAGGTGAAGTCATCAACTGCAGATGTTTTTTGACGTACTCTGCGCTTTGATGTGATTATACATAACATTTTCAGCCGATTAATCAACTATGACCGAGCATAAGACATTCTCATTCACAGAGTTCAAGTCCACGGATGAGAGTGGAAATTTCAAGGGAGTTCTGTCAACTTACGGCAACGAGGATCTCGTCGGAGACGTGTGTGATCCCGGCTGTTTTGACAATTCGGTCAAGGCTAGAGGGGACAAGTTTCCGTTTTTGTGGCAACACATGTACTTCGAGCCCATTGGATCATTCGTTGTCACCGACACGAAGGGAAACCTGTCCATCGACGGACACTTCAATCTCGACGTGCAGCGTGGCAGAGAGGCATTCTCACTTCTGAAGGCAGGAGATGTCAATGGTCTCTCGATCGGATTCAGATTGATGGACGCAGACTATGTCGATGGCGTGAGGCATTTGAAGGATGTTGATCTCGTCGAGGGAAGCTTTGTGACATTTCCGGCAAATCCCGAGGCATTCGCGGAGGCGAAGCAAATGAACGACCAAATGAAAGGAACTCTGCGCAAGCAGATCTCCGCTACTGATGGATTCAAGTCGTTGGATCCCGAGCTTCAGAAGAGGCTCATGAAGGCAGTCGACGAGGCTTTGACCGAAGACGAGGGCCACGAGAACAGCGACAAGAAAAAAGAGGACGCGGAAGAGAACGACAACACGGATCAGGACGAGGCTGCAGGAGACAACGAATCCAACACGGACGAGGAATCTCACGCAGACGAGAACGAGGATCCGGATGAGGAAGAGGAAGACATGAAGGCGATTCTCGACAGTATTTCCGACCTGAAGAAGAACACGGAATGTCTCACCAAATCCATGAAAGAGGTAATCTCATGACAGCAGAAAGTATGAAACAGATACAGTCGGAGTTGGACGCTATCAACCAGACTGTAAAGGGAATCAATACTGACTTCCATGGATTTGGAATCAAGTTCACGGAAGCACAGGAAGCAATGAAAGATCAGTCGAGCAACATCGAGCAGCTCAAGAAGTCCTTCACGGACCTCGAGATCAAGCTGGCGAAGAACGGACAGTATTCTGCCGTTCCCACGGAGAAAGCGGTCTTCGCCAATTCCGAGATCAAGAGGATGTTCGACGATGTGATCAGAAAGGGAATGTCCGTCAACAACGGTCCTTCCGGTGGATACCTCGTGCATCCTGACTACATCTCCTATGTCATGGAGAAGGTCAGAGACATCGATGAGATCAGGGCCAACGCAACAGTTGTGTCCTCGAGCTCCTCGTCTGTCGAGATCACCACAGAGGACGGAGATGCCGGCCTTGAGTGGGTTCAGGAAACCGAGACAAGGAACGCAACAACACCCCCGACCTTCGGAAAGCTCATCATCCCCATCAATGAGGCTATCGCGAAGGTCAGGATCACTAGGTACATGAGGCAGGATTCCGTCTTCAACATCGAATCCTACATCACCAACAAGCTGGTCAACAGGATCATGCGCGGTGAGGGAAAGACCTTCGTCGACGGAACAGGATTCGCACAGCCCGAGGGATTGTGGACGAACTCCGATGTGACCGCTGTCGCATCCGGATCTGCATCTGCGATCACCATCGACGGTCTGCTCGATCTCACAGGAGAAGTCCCGTGGGCAATGGATGCAGAGTGTGGATTCATCCTCAACAAGAAGACCGAGATCGGCATCAGGAAGCTCAAGGATTCCAACGGACAGCCTCTGTGGAACCCTTCGCTCATCCCCGGCATGCCTCCTACCTTCGCAGGATACAGGCTGATCAAAGCACCGTCCGCACCGGACATCGCAGCCAATGCATTCCCGGTCATGTTCGGAGCCCTGAAGGACTACTGCATCGCAGACAGGCAGGGAGTGGAGTTGCTCGTCGACGAGCTCTCCGAGAGCTTGAGGTCCAAGAACCTGATCGAGTATCAGTTCGACACAAGGATCGGAGGATCGATCACAATGCCCGGAAGCTTCGCGAAGCTCAAGGTAGCAACGAGTGTGTGAGGTGATTAAGATGACAACATATGAAGAGGCAACAGAGGCAGCAACGCTCGCAGTGTTCACAGGAACGTCCGCGACAGCAGCTCTCGATGTGTCCGGTGCGACAGCCATCCTTATCGCACACGGTGGAACCGGAACTGTGTCCGTCACAGAATGCGCAACATCCAACGGTTCATTCACCACAGTCGATGCTGCGGATCTCGTGACCGGAGACGGTACGATCGGATACATCGGCAACAAGAGATACATCAAGGTAGTCGGATCTACTGCAACCATCAGCGGAGCCGTCGTGAAGCTCGGATGCAGATACTGCCCGACAGCTTGATCGAATAACCCCGAGGGGAGGTCTTCCCCTCACCTTTATGTGATTACACATAATCTTTTTTCACCATTTTTGTTCCATGATGGAAATAACCGTAGCATACAACGATACAGGTCGTATTCTCGGCGAGCCCGTCTCTGATTACGGTGGGACAACACTCGACAACATTTCCACCAAGATCATTGTCACCGGGATCCCCAACGATTACGACGCTAGGCTCGACTTCGATGTGGTCGTACCCGTCGCAGGAAGGACGAAGAAGGGCAATCCCTATCTCGCACTCATCGAGGGCGAAGACGACACCAGATACTGCATAATCACAAGGGCGATCATGAGAGGATGCAAAGGAGATCTCCGTCTCCCTATACAGCTCGTTCTCACCAAAGGTGACGAGCAGTACGCATCGAAGAACAAGCTCGTCCTGCGCATATCCTCTGCGATCAATGCAGCAGACGTTGTTCAGGAAGTCTATGAGCCCGACATCTTCCATGCATTCGTAGATGTCGACGAAGAAGGCGGAGTGATCACCTTCACACGTCTCGACGGAACGACGGTCGAGATCAATGTCGACGATGACTTCGTTGCATGGAGCGACGTCGACACGGAATGGCCCGAGGAACCCTCGGACGCAAAGGTTCCCTCGACGAAGCTCGCAGGCGATACGTTCCTCAAGAAGAACCTCATCGCTCCCGAGCGTCTGCTCATCACAGACAGTGACGGAAATGTCCTTGCCAACGGTCCGAGGATCGTGGAGGCATGGTCTCCCACTCCTTCGGATGACAACCTACCTACAGAGAAGCTTGTCAAGGAAGATCTCGATGCGAAGGCCGATGACAGTGACGTGGTGCACAACGACGTGGGAACTCCTGTGTGGAGCGATTCCATCCAATACTCCGCGCAGTCCACAGTCATTCACAATTTTGATCTCTATATTTCACAGAACGACAACAACATCGGACACCCTCCCGACGAAGCGGACACCGTGTGGTGGCAGCTGGTTCAGGGCGGTGGCGGTGGAGGCGGTGGAGACGATCCCGGAGCATACAAGGTGTTCACACTCGGTGACGGATCCACGTTGCAGTTCATCTGCGCACACAACTTCAACTCGTATCATGTCGCGCATCTGCTCTATGCAACATCGGGATCCATGACTGATTCGGAGACCATGGTCGAGAGGATCTCGAAGAACAGGGTCAAGGTGACGTTCCATTCCGCACCTGCGACCAACGAGTACACGATAGTTCTCTATCGTCCCGGCATAGGTCCCGAATCCTGCGTCACGAGCATCAACGGTCTCACAGGAGACGTGGTCTTCACACCGAGCGACTTCGGTGCAGTGAGCACAGAGGCCTCGCAGGGCCTCACATCAGAACAGCAGGGCAATGCGAGAGACAACATCGGCCTCGGTACTGCAGCAGTCGTTGACGTCGGCACAGGCCCGGGAAACGTGCCTCCTCTCAACGCGGACAGCAAGCTCCCGAACTCGGTGATCCCGTCCTACGCGATAGGGAACTACCTCGGGAATGTTTCCACGAAGGCGGATCTCGTCACGCTCTCGACAGGAGAACCGAGCGACTATGCGACGGTCTCCAATGATCCGAACGTAGCGAATAATGGAATGTGGATCCTCGACGGGACATATTCTGTCCTGACGGATTGGATCCAGATCCTCGCACCCGGTTCGGTCCTGTCGGTCAATGGCCAGACAGGAGTTGTCATCCTCTCTGCATCTGACGTAGGTGCAGTTGCGGTCAATGCTGCGATCACTGCAGGCATCTACACCAAGGTGACGGTCGACGAGAAGGGTCTGATCACTCTCGGAGAGCTCCTTGCTGCAGCAGACATCCCGACACTCCCTGCAGCGAAGATCGGTTCGGGAACGCTCAACATCGCACGCATCCCCACAGGGAACGGTGCGAACAAGGTCCTGAAACTCGACAGTGCAGGTCTGGGCGGTCAGTCAGTACGTCTGAACGACGATGGGACCGCATTCATTTGGTACACCCCCTCGAGTTCTACTCTCGCGATGTTCACAGGAACGATCATGGGGAACGGAACGTCGAAGGTCTTCACATTCAATCACAGTCTGTCCTCCGTGCCCATGGTGGTCATGATGGACAGCACCGGGAAGATTGTCACATCCGCGCTCGAGGTCACAGCGACAACGATCACGGCAACATTTTACACAGCACCGGAAAGCGGTGAAACATACACCATAAAGGCGATAGCATGACGAAGGACGCATTGAACGGATGGTCTGTAGACGGGCCTATTAAGGCAACAGTGCAGGCAACAGCAGAGGGCGATGTCCCTATTTTGAACAGCGACAGCAAACTGCCGGGGACGATGATCCCCGATGTGGCGATCTCATTCACGATCCCGGCATCGGCATGGACAGGAAGCGGACCGTACACGGCAGAGGTCACGGTGGCTTCCGTTGCGGAGCTCTCGACACCCATCATCGGGCCCGATGCTCCCGATGGATCCACGAGGGAAGCTCTCGCAGACGCGCAGATAACCGCGCTCTCCGTGAACAGCTCCGGCATGATCACATTTGTTGCAGACGGTGACAAGCCCACCATACTCCTGAACTGCATGGCAACGGGAACAAAGGGAACGCAGAGTGGACACGTTGTCTCCGCATTCGGAGCAGGCGGAGGAGGAGTTGATTTCTTCCTCAACGTGGCAGTCACCGCATCTGCAGGAATACCTGTCCTCTCCGGGATCTCCGTTGTTGCAACGCCGACCACGGGAACTGCGATCAGCGGAACAACAGGAGCAGATGGAACATGCACCCTGTCGGTCAAGCAGGGAATGACCTACACCGTTGTCTTGAGCAAGACCAACTTCACGATCACACCTGCATCGTCCTCGATAACCATTCAGGACACCTCGACAACTCTCGACGCTACATGCTACGAAGCACCGATGCTCACGGTCTCATGCAGCGGAACGGACAAAGCAGGAAGGCTAGTCACATGCACTCCCGACGAGGGAGAGACGGTCACGGGCACGACAGGAGCAGACGGATCTGTTCTCATCGTCCTCGAGATCGCAGACTACACCATAACCGTCGATTATCCGACAGGTCAGGGAGTGTCACCTTCGAGTGCATCGGTCAGTGCTGTTGCCGGCGGAGTGTACACGAAGTCGTTCACGATCCTTGACGAGCCCACAGTGGCGATAACCGTCGTGGATCAGAGCTCTGCAGGTTATCAGGCAGGAAGGACGATCACAGCAACACCTTCAAGCGGAACTCCGGTCACAGGTACGACAGGAGCAGACGGAACCGCAACATTGACGCTCATGGCAGGCACAGCATACGTCATATCATGTGACGCACCTGCAGGTTATGTCATACCTGCGAACTATCCCTTGACACCTATTGCCGGTCAGAGCTACTCTCATACATACGATCTCTACGAAGAGGCGCAGGTCTCTGTCTCCGTCACTCCCACTGCCGTCAGGGCAGGAAGGACCATCACGGCAACCGCGACAGGCCTTTCACCTGTCACCGGGACAACCGGAGCAGACGGAACCTGTGTGCTCTCACTGCCTGCAGGATCTTGGACGATCACATGCGACACCCCTTCAGGGTATTTCGCACCTGCATCGCAGTCGCAGGTGGCTGTCGCAGGACAGACCTATTCGAAGACCTTCGCACTGGATGCGAAGCCCGTCCTGACTGTCACGGTCACACCTTCTGCTGCAGCAAGCGGTCTTCTCGTGCGTGCGGTCGGAGATTCGACAGTCACGGCCTACACGAACTCCTCGGGAGTTGCCGTGCTCGAGCTCGTCGAGGATGACTATCTCGTCTCGGTGGTCGCACCGAACGGATACCTCACACCTGCGTCGCAGAGCCTCACGGCCGTGAAGAACAATGTCTACAGCAAGAGCTTCACGCTTCAGACCAAGCCCACGGTGGCCGTGACGGTGACGGATTCGTCCTCGTCGGGCTTCCAGTCCGGAAGGACGATCACGGCGACCAACGGCACTGATACGGTGACGGGAACGACCAACAGCTCGGGCGTGGCCAACCTCATGCTGAACGACGTCGGGATCTACACCATACAAACTGACCTGCCGACAGGAGCGACATGCGACCCTGTGACGATCGTCGCGGAGGTGGGTGGATCGTACACCGCCGCGCTC